GATGCGCATGACCTGTCGATCTGGATCGAGCGTGAACTGGGTGCGCGAGTGGTCGAGCGCCAGCAGACCACCAACATGCGGGTCGCTGATTTCGCGTGCTTCATGGAATCGCTGCGCAACGGTTGGCTCAAGCATTCGGGCGACCGAGTCTTCACCCAGCACGTCCTGAATGCGGAGGCCCACATCTTGCCCAAGGGCGACCCTGTCTTTGAGCGGCCATCCCAGACCCGCATGGGCGGCAACCAGGAGCTGAGAGTGATTGATGCACTGAGCGCCGCGGCCATGGTCCTGTCGGTGGCCTCGCTGCAGCCGGAGGCGGTGCCGGAGCCGCTCGCCGCATGGGGCTAATCGATACCGTCCGCACCTGGCTTATCGGTGCGGAACCCGCCCGGTCGTGGGGCTACTCCGACTTCGACTACGCCCTCATCAATGGCGTCAGCTATCCGCTGATGAACCTCAACCTGACGTTGCCCGGCGCCAAGGAAGAGGAGATCGAGAACAACTTCAGCAGCTACGTTCAGCGGGCGTATAAGAGCAACAGCGTCGTGTTCGCCTGCATGGCGGTCCGTCAGCTCCTGTTCAGTGAGGCGCGTTTCCAGTATCAGCGCATGACCAAGGGCCGCCCGGGCGACCTGTTCGGTGACGCCAGCCTCGACATCCTCGAGCACCCCTGGCCCACCGGCACGACCGGCGACCTGCTGACCCGGGCTATCACCGACTGCGACCTGGCCGGCAACTTCTACGCCACCAGCCGCCGGAATCGGATCATCCGCCTCCGACCCGACTGGGTCACGATGGTGCTGGGCAGCGATGACCCCGACGTGACGGGCAACGACATTGACGCTGAGTTCCTGGGGATCCTGTACTACCCCGGTGGCGAGAACTCGGGCGCGCGGCCGGAGTTCCTGCAACGCAGCCAGATTGCGCACTTCGCCCTGTACCCCGACCCCGAAGCCCACGTCCGGGGCATGAGCTGGATCACGCCCATCGTGCGCGAGGTGATGGCCGATTCGGCGGCCACCACCCACAAGCTCCAGTTCTTCTCGAATGGGGCCACGCCCCAGATGATCGTCAAGCGCGCCGACGCCCCATCCAAGGAAGCGTTCAAGGAGTGGCGCGACATCATCGAAGCCGGTCATTCTGGAACCGCCAATGCCTACCGGACCCTATATCTGACCGCTGGCGCGGACGCCACGGTGGTCGGCAAGGACCTGCAGCAGATCGAGTTCAAGGCGACCCAGGGTGCTGGTGAGACCCGTGTCGCTGCCGCCGCGCGGATCCATCCCGCCGTGGTCGGTCTGTCGGAGGGGATGCAGGGCGCCTCGCTGAATGCCGGCAACTTCGCCGCCGCCCGCCGCCTGGTGGCTGATGGCTTCGCCCGCCCGGCCTGGCGCAACTTCGCCGGCTCGCTGGAGACACTGGTCCCGCCGCCGGCGGGCACGCGCCTGTGGTACGACGACCGCGACATCAGCTTCCTGCGTGAAGACCGCAAGGATGCGGCCGAGATTCAGCAGATCAAGGCCCAGAGCATTCGGACTTTGACCGATGGTGGCTACGAAGCCCGCTCGGTCGTCGAGGCCGTCGAGGCCGAGAATATGAATTTGCTCGTGTGGATGGGTCTACCTTCGGTCCAACTTCAGCCAGCCGCCGTGGCAGCGCCCCAGGCTGACTCTCAGCCAACCAATGGCAAGGCGCCGGCAGCAGCCGCCTCCAAGTAGAAGATCAGTCCTTTTAGTCGATCGATGTCATCCCGCGTGTGACCGAGCGCCGAGTTGCATCCGTGGCAGATGACGCCACGAATAAGACCCGTTGCATGGTCGTGGTCGATCTCTAGGACCTTATCGCTCGACCTGTGGCAAGCATCGCAGAGGTCACGGGCGATAAGTGCTTGGTACTCGGGCACGGTGATGTTGTATCGAGCAGCAGCAGCGCGCTGGCGGTGCTTCACGGGGTCAGCCTTGTATGCCTTGGCTTGGAATTTGCGGCTGCTCTCTCGTTCACGATCGGGATTGGCCTTACGCCATTCCGACCTATAGACCCGAAAGTAATTGCGTTCGTAGTCCCGGACTTCCTTGAATCGTTCGGGCGTCATTGCCCCTCGGAGTCGCTTCCGCTGAGCGGTTCTGTAGCAGCTCTCACAGAGTCCTTTTGCTAAATGCGGCCGGTCTGGATGACAGTCGGCTGGTTTGAACATGCACACATTGTAACTGAACGCCAGCCACATCAGGAGTAGTCGTCCCATGACACCTGAAGATCTCGCCGCAGTTCCGCCCGCGCGCCTCCCCTTCCCCGTCACCCGGGCCTTGGCCTCGGCCGTCGAAACGCGCGCCAACGGTGGCGGGATGCCGACGATGGTTGGCCACTTCTCGACCTTCGGTAACTGGTACGAGGTCGATTCGTGGATCGAGGGGCACTTCCTGGAGCGGATTGGTCAGCGGGCGTTCGACAAGACGATCAGTGAAAGCCGCGACCAGATGAAGGTCCTGTACGACCACGGCCAGGACCCCCAGATCGGGAACAAGGTCCTCGGTTCGATCGAAGAACTGCGAACGGACAAGATCGGCCCGGCGTTTGCGGTGCCATTGTTCGACACCAGCTACAACCGCGACCTCCAGCCGGGGCTCGCAGCCGGTGAGTACGGCAGCTCGTTCCGCTTCACGGTCGAGAAGGACCAGTGGGACAACACCCCCGATACGTCCGACCACAACCCTACCGGGATTCCCGAGCGCACGATCACCGAAGCACGGGTGTATGAGTTCGGGCCGGTCACCTTCCCCGCCAATCCGAACGCCACCGCCGGCGTCCGCTCCACCACCGATACCTTCTACCAGCGCAGCCGCGACCCCGAATCGTTCGAGACGCTGTTGCGTACCGCCCAACTGGCCCGCACTCCGGTCCCCACCGGAGCCGCAGTCATGTCCGACGAGCCGCCGGGCGACACTCCTGAAGAGGAGCCGTCGCCACCGGACACTCCGCGGATCGCTGATCCCGAGCCGGAGGAGCCGGCCACCACCCCCGAAGGCCCGTCGGACGACGGGGCTTCTGATCCAAGGAGTACATCCGTGGAGTACACAAGCATCGAAGATAAGCGAGCCCGGGTGACCGAGCTCAACGAAGCCCTGGAGCGCCAGGCGATCGCCTACCTCGGCGTCCTGCCCACCGATGAGCAGGCAGCCTGGGATGATGACGTCGCCGAGCGCGAGGTGCTGACCGCCGACATCGCCGCCTGGGAAACCCGGCAGGCAACGCTGGTTGACCGTGCCCTCAAGCCGGGAAACACCGAGGCGGTCACCCCACCCGCCAGGGTCAACCAGATCAACCGCAAGGCTGAGGCCGACCTGTACAGCTTCGAGGAGCGCGGCTTCCGCAACCTCGATGAGCGGTCCGAATCGTGGCGTGATGACGCCATGCGGATCACCGAGCTGACCAATTTCCCCGATGCCGTCAATGCTCAGGCATCGCGCGACAAGATCGCGGGACTGCTGGAGTACCACGACTCACCCGACAAGGAGCTGGCCCGCCGCGTCAAGGCCACCGGCTCTCCGCTCTACAAGCGCGCCTTCGAGAAGATCCTCAAGGGCCGCGGCACGCTGGCCCTGACTCCCGAGGAGATGCGAGGCACGGCACTGGCCGTGGGCGTGGATGCGACCGGTGGATTCACCGTTCCGTTCGCGTTCGACCCGACCGTCATCGCCATCGGTGCTTGGTCCGGCGCGGTCAACCCGTACCGGCGCGCCACCCGCGTGGTGCCGATCGTCGGTACCGACACCTGGAACGCCCTGACCGCCACCGCCGTGGTGGCGACCCGGACGACAGAAGCAGCGGCGGCGGTTGAGCAAGGCCCGACCTTCGCCCAGCCCCAGTACGTCGTGAAGCGGGTCCAGGGCCAGATCACGGCCTCGTTCGAGATGTTCCAGGATCGCGCCGATCTCGCCTCCGAGATGGGCTCACTGATCCAGGAAGCCAAGGACAACGAGGAAGAGACCTCGTTCGCCACCGGCGCCGGCGGTGCCACCGCATCGATCGGCGTCGGCCCGGTCAACGGCACTTCGGGTGCCTATACCTCGATCACCACGGCCACGTCAGTCACCCTCGCGGCGGCCGATGCGGACGCGACCGAGGCGGCCCTGCCGGTGCGCCATCGGTTCGGAGCCCAGTGGTTCCTGAACCGCCTGTCCATCCGTCGCTTCCAGACCTTGGAGACGGCCGGTGGCAAGCTCTTCGGCGGCCAGCAGTATCAGGCCGTCGGCATCCCCGAGCTCGATGCGGCCGGTAACACCGGCCTGCGCCTGCTTGGCTATCCGGTCAACGAATCGCCGTCGCTGCCAACGGCGCAGACGGCCAACATCGTGATTGGCACGCTGCTCGCCCCGCAGTCCTACGTCATCGTGGAACGGGTCGGCATGAGCGTTCAGTTCATCCCGTTCATCTTCAACTCGTCCGCGCTGGCTACTGGCCAGCAGGCGATCTACTTCATGTGGCGCAACCACGCGGCCCCCATCAATGTTGATGCCGGTCGCACCCTCCGCTACCTGACCTAGCAGCGAGTTAGGTCCCCAACGGGGAGGGGCGCCCTGCCCCTCCCCATCTCCCCCCTGGAGGTTCCTCAATGGCGAAGGCCGCTGCATTCTTCACGGTCCTCGACTCGTTCGTCGGCTCGCTCGATGGCGAGGAGGTCGAATACCACAAGGGCGAGGTCGTCGACGCCGAGGACCCAGCCCTCAGACGCTGGCCGCACCAGTTCGGCCCGCTCGTCCTGCGCGAGCATCGCCGCGTCGAAGCGGCTACTGCCGCCCCTGGCGAGAAACGCTGATGGCCAGCTACACCGCTATCGCGGCCAGCACGGCAGCGGTCACCAACCGCTTCGTGACCTCGACCAACATGAT